ATTCATCGATCTGGAAGGACAGTATAAGCTCACCATTAACCACATTACGGAATGTTTGACCAAATATGAGGACCACATTGAGCTTTATTGGGTTTGCCTGCCAATCCTACTAAGGAATGCCGTTTCAGTCTATCAGCCGCGCTGGATCTGTTGGGATAAGGACTGTAAAGATGCGTGGGTCAGAGATGCCCCGGAAAAGGCAATCTTCGACGAAAGCTATTTTCCGTTCTTCGAGAAGGGGATGGAATTTGAAGAGTTCGTACCCGAGTTCTCGGAATGGTTAGCTGATGGAAAATCCTTAGCTCAACTTGTGGGCATACGAGCCAACGAATCTTTAGACCGGTTTAGAACTATCGCGAGTTCGACAAAAGCACGATTTAAGGACCAACAGTACACAACCGGAATATCCACTAGCGTGTATAATATTTATCCTATCTATGATTGGCGCACCGAAGACGTTTGGGCTTTTCAAGGCAAGAATCCCGATAAACCGTATAATCACTTATACGACCATATGCACAGAGCCGGGATGAGTATCCACAAAATGCGCATCTGTCAACCATACGGCGAAGAGCAACGACAAGGATTATGGTTATTTCATATCATTGAGCCCGAAACATGGTCCAAGATCGTTGCCAGGGTAAACGGCGCAAACGGCGGCGCGCTCTACATCCAAGAATGGGGAAATATCAATGGATATCGTAAAATCACAAAACCACCTTCATGCGAAACGTGGGAGAACTTTGCTAACATCCTATTGGAGTCAATGCCGATTGCGTCTAAAGAGAGATATCAAACTAAGATTACTCGATTCATTGCATGGTGGACAAGTAAAGGTTATCCCGATGGGATACCAGATTATGCGCCTCGCGAACTGGAAGCAAAACAGAAAGTTCCTAGTTGGAGGCGCGTTTGCAAATCGCTACTAAGAAACGACTATTGGATGAAAGAATTGGGATTCAGTCAGCAAACAAGCGATGCTTACAAGACTTATTTGGAAAGAAAGAAGTTAGACCAATAAGTATAAGTACTAATACGCATTACTACTTATTGGTGAGATGTAATGTGCGACCATAAAAACTATGCGATCCTAGAACAAAACGAAAACCAGACGTTTAAGCTATGCAATGACTGCAATGCAGAGATCACGGAAACCTATCACGAAAGAGACGCGAAGGGGAGAATAACGCACATGGTGGTGCACATCGAATATCCAGATGACACATATCCGGAAGAGATGCTTAGATGACGCAAAGGAAAGACGCGAAAGACAAGTATCCTCGCGTCAATGTCACTTATCGGCCAGATCAGAGAGAGAAGGTCGAACTTTTGAAAAAGAATAAACGACTATCCGAGAAATTCCAAGAGGCATTAGATGATAGCTAAATGCAAACAAATGCTTTCCGTTGATGTGTGCTCTGCCTCGCGCGATCGCATATCCTGGGTATTCGACAATTTTGAGAAGATATATGTTAGCTTTAGCGGTGGAAAGGATAGTACCGTTATGCTTCATCTGGTAATGGAAGAAGCAATTAAACGAGATCGTGTAGTTGGGGTGCTATTCTTAGATTGGGAATGTCAGTTCAAGCTCACGATAGACCACATCCGAGAGATGTATAAGCTCTATGAGACGCACATTGATCCTTATTGGGTTGCGCTTCCCATCAGAACAACAAACGGGTGCAGCCAATTCGAGCCTGAATGGATATCATGGGATGAGGCAAAACGTGAACTTTGGGTCAGAAAAAAGGACCCAATGAGCATTGGTTCACCTGAGAAATTCCCGTTCTACGTTGATAAGATGACATTCGAAGAGTTCATGCCAGAATTTGGTAAATGGTACAGCGAAGGGCAAAAGTGCGCTTGCTTCGTTGGTATTCGGGCTGGCGAGAGCCTTAATCGTTGGCGAACTATATTTAGAGATGATCGCAGAAACATAGATGGCAGGGCATACACCTCTAATATAATTGCCAATGTCTGGAATATTTACCCGATTTACGATTGGATTACTCAGGATGATTGGACCTATTATGGCAAGACAGGCAAGCCGTATAATCCATTATATGACCAAATGTATCAAGCAGGCCTAACCGTTGCACAAATGCGAGTAGATGAGCCGTTCGGCGAGGAGCAGCGCCGTGGTCTTTGGCTCTACCAGATAATTGAGCCCGAAACGTGGGCGAAGATGTGCGCTAGAGTCGCCGGCGCGAGTTCAGGCGCTTTATACTGCAAGAACCGCGGTAATATCATGGGAAATGATTCCATTAAATTGCCACCCGGCCATACTTGGAAGAGCTTTGCCATGTTCTTACTTGATACAATGCCTCCGACTACCGCTAACCACTATAAAAACAAGATCACCGTGTACTTGCATTGGTTCACTACCCGCGGCTATCCCGAAGATATACCAGATGACGGAAATATCAAGGAGCAGGAGCCGTCTTGGAAGCTGATTTGCAAGACGTTATTACGAAATGACTATTGGTGCAAGGGACTCAATTTCAGTCCTACGAAAACCGCAGCATACGGAAAATACTGCGAACTTATGAAAAAGAGAAGAGAGAAATGGGGAATATTCAATGAATGCTAAATGGTACATGGAAAAGATAAGCGAAATCACATCGGCGCTTGCTTCTGAAACCGACTTAGATTTTAAAATTGATATAATGAATAAGATCCGGTTAGCCATACACGAAGTCAGCCCATTGAGAACCGAACCTACCGATTGCGTGATTTGGACAAAGGTCGAAAATGTAATCGCAAACAACTATAACCCGAACGTAGTTGCCCCGCCTGAAATGGAGCTTTTGCGCACTTCGATTAATCACGATGGTTATACTCAACCTTGTGTGGTTTGGAAAGACACAAAGAACGGTACAATTGAGATCGTAGACGGCTTCCATCGCTCAAAGGTTTGCCGCGAATTTGAAGATGTCAACAAACGCGTTCATGGCTACCTGCCAATTGCAATCATAAAAGAAGATTGCACTGGTATCAATGATAGGATCGCGGCCACTGTTAGACATAACCGCGCGAGAGGGAAGCACAAAGTAGACGGAATGAGCAACATCGTGATGGAATTGAAGCGGCGCAATTGGTCAGATAAGCGAATTGGTAAAGAGCTAGGGATGGATCCAGACGAAGTTCTTCGGCTTGCCCAAATAACAGGCCTCGCTGAGATGTTCAAGGATCGCGAGTTTAGCAAGGCATGGGAGGCAGTGGAAGAGGATGACGGCCTGCCAATTGAAAATATCGAGGGCTAAATGGACGAAGCACGTTGCCGTAAATGTGGTGCTCCTTGCGCCAAGAACTTGCAGATATCGGGCATTGGTCCGGTCTGCTATACTTGTTTTTCCACTCACAAGGAAAAACCGTTTTGGGAGAAGCTACATAATCGTATGGACGGAAAGCCAAAAGTTGAATCCGGTCAGGTGACATTTGATGACTTATAGCTTGCCGAAAGTCGTTTCAACCTCGCAGATAAACACCTATCGGCATTGCCCGCGCCAATATTTTTTGCGCTATGTAATGAAGATAGAGACAGATATCAAGTCTCCTGCATTGGAATTGGGCAGCAAGATTCATTCATGCATCTCTAATCAATGCTTTGAGTCGGACATCCCTATTGAAAAGCTCATGCTTACCAGGGCGAAAGCGATCCTTGATATGTATCCACCTAACCCGATACTAGAAACGACACACGAAGATCCCCATAACCCTGGCCGCTTCTTCGGTGATGTCCTCGGAAAGCGTGCTATAGGGGTCTTTGACTTTCACTGGGCAGATTTGCCTTTCGCAGGTGATTGGAAGACGGGAAACTTCTATTCGCAGTACACTGAAAGTTTTGAGGTTCAAGCCTATATATTGAACCAACTATATAAACAGAAATATGGTAATCCTCTTAGCGGTTTCTCGTTTGAATTCCTCAAGGTCGGCAATCTCTATGACGCCAAGTGCATCAAAGAATCTGAGGCAAGAACCACAATAGAGAACGCTATCCAAGAAACCTTTGAGAATATCGAATGGTGCAAATTTGATCGGCACAAGGGCCCGCTTTGTAAATGGTGCGATTTGGCGGAACACTGCAAGAAAGATTATGGATTAGATGCCTTTGTGTAACAAGGAGACCCCGGCGGGAGTTCAACCCGCCAAGGTATTTCGCGTAGTCACCGCGTCGCCAATCGCGGCCTGCATGGATGGATGCTATGTCAGTTCTTGGTAGAAATGACTAGGAAAAGGTCGCTTGCTTGCTAATCCGTTCGTTCATAATTGCGTCTCAAGGCGCACTTCGCTAAGCGGTGAGAGGCAAGCGATAACAAGAAAGCCCGACCGTATCCTAATTCTCCTGAGCCCTCAAAGGTGCCTTCATCGTTTCGGATACGAGCAAAAATATCTTACCGGGAATAACAAGGATAACCGGGATAGTCCTACCTTCTCGGCCACTTGAGCCCGTCCGGGTGCAACCGGCGGTGCTCGAATAGAGGTTAAATTGCCCTAATGCGTTGTATCACGTGGCCGTGAACCACAATGACAAGGAGTTATGCCGGGACTCCCCGGCAATGCTGATTCGTGATGACTATGATAGCCGGGTACTTCAAGCGCTGTTGCCAGCAACTAGCATGATGCCCTATTTCGTGCATCTACGATGTTTTCCCCGGCGATGATATGGAGCTAGCCGGAATTGCACCGGCTGATGAAATACCTCTCAATAAGCCATCTAGGGTCTCTAGATGTAGCTATCCCCGGTTCCCTCTAGGGATTGCGTGATAGATGGAGGGATAGATAGCTATATTAAGCTATCGCTTGAGCCGTTCCTGCATCTGCTCCAGCTCAAACGGAAAGATGTATTTCGGGTTAGGCGGAATATTATATTTCTCTATCAATGCGCGACAAGTGGTTAGGCTCATATCGGTTTTGCGTTCGGGCATCTCTGGAAGAGGGACTTCATAAAGGGAGTCCACCACCCAGGCCTCATCGCAGACCGGGCCGTATTCGTTCCCACCGTCGCGATCCCAAACTTCAGTCATCATTTGCGCCTCTTTGCATAGGCTTGAGCATAATAGCGGTCAAAGGTCGAATACCGCTCATCTGGTGGGGTTTCGTCTTCCATGCCCGCGTCCCATCCGAGATATGCTTGGCTTCGGGTATTGTGAGCATGTTTGGAAGGCGTGAAAGTTTCAGGTAGCACGATCTCTTCCCGAATCAGGCCACATTTCACGCACGCCTTGAATCCGTGAAGATCATAGCGGATTTCTGAATGGCATTCGGAGCATTCCGAAGCCACATAAAAACGATGGGTTAAACCGTCTTCTCTGGTTTCCTCTACTAGGTCATCGCACCGGGTATCATAATTGCTTGATCGAGAGGAATGGCACCGACCCCAACGAATCTGTAATCTTCGCAGAACTTGGAAAGAGTTCTTAAGCGCATAAGTGGAGAATTCAATTTTGTGGGCGCGGTGTAGTCCTACTCTCACCTTTATCCCATATTTTTTGTTACACTTTTTATATCGATCTACCCGTTCTTGTTTGAAGCAGGGGATACATATTTTACGATGTTTATTTTTTCCAGATCTATAACGATTCTCCGAGGTCAATTCGACCCCGCAAACCTTACAGTAAGATGTCTTGGACATGGCTGGTATGCTCCCTGGCGATTGGTAATTCGCCGGTGAACTATATAGAGGTAGTACTATATATAGTTTTGTCATGAATGAATATATTCTATATAGATGAAAAGATTACCGTAAGCTATAAATAGAAGGAATGCCTATGTAGGATCTATGGCAATGTATGACGGCAAGAAAATAAGGAAGGCCCTGAAAGAACACGGCTTCCCGGTAATGTCGGTAAGAAATGCAAGCGGCTCAGAGTATGGTTATGTGTGGATCTACATGAACCACGGGGGAAACGGCAATCCTCTGATCAGCTCGGAGCAATCGCTTGAAGCTAAAAAGATTGCGGCGGATGCAGGAAACATCCCGTTGGATAAGATATTCATGCAATACTGAGGTTTTTATGTGGTATAAATATATCCAAAAACGCAAAGAAGCGTTATCAAAAATAAACATTTTAGAATCAATCGCGTACGACCAAGCGGACTATATCGGAATGGCAGAAATACGCAATGAAATGGTATCGAGGCGCATCGACGCGCACATAAACTTATTAACGTGGTTGGCGGGCCAGCATGAAGCCTAAGCTCTTCGCCCCGCCTCACATGGTGCGCCTCTATTTGGAAGATGAAGAGAGACTAAGGGCCATGCAGGGGAATCCTTCGGCCAATATCAGGGAATTGGTTAGAGATGCAATGCGTAACCGACAAACCAAACCGGATATCTGCCATACAGATCAGGCGGCAGATTGCTAATCGCAATCTCCATGCGGGCCTCCCACGAAGGCATGTAAGCCCCGGACATGGCTTGCCATTCAGACAGATTCATGTTAGATCTCCTACCTAAAAATATCTTTTAGACTGAATCCAGGCAATCCTAATTATTACCCCTATCGGCAATCTTCCATGATGTATCCGATATTGGTTTTTCAGTCTAAGCCAAAACCGCAATAGCCTATTCATGCTTTAGCCACCATTCCCTAAACCTGCCCCAATTCGGCCCGGCCTTCCAGATGCGCCGTTGATCTCCGTGAGTCCACCCGAACCCATCCCGAAGGATAACACCGGCATCGGCCATTCTCTGAGCTACACCACGCGGCGGGTTTAGGAAGGGGCCGGGCAAGGCGGGCAGTTCTGTTAAGCCCTTCTTGAGACAATAGAAGCCTATGGAGGTTATTGGATCACCCATAATGATCAATCCTGATAGACATGGGCAGACACCGCCACAATCGACAAGCTGCCCCTGCGAAGATTCATAGATAAACACCCGCGCGTATTTGACATGCGTATGCTCTGGATATATTGTATTTTTCTGATATTATAGATAGATTAACATCTTTCATGCTTCTGATCTCCAAAACTTGATCACGCGTTAATTTTGACCATTTCGATGCTCTACTACGAGAAAGGACCGGCACAGATTTCCAGGTCTTGCCGTTGATTATCCGCTCTATAGTGGAAGGATTGACATTGTATTCTCTCGCGAGATCGTTGGCATAACATCCACCATTGGAATAACGCCCCCTGATTTCAATAACATCTTCGGCCGTGAGTTTGGCGCTTAGATGGTCTTCTCCTTGCAACAGATCGCAGTTTTGCATGTTTTCAACCATTGTTACAAGGCGCAAATTGATAAGACGGTTATCATGTCTGATTCGGTTGATATGATCAATCTCCAGATCGCGCGGGATGGGACCATTTGATGCCATCCAGACTATTCTATGCCCGTATAACCTAGCATTATAACCATTTCTGCCTATGTTATACTGCACATATCCGCTCGCGGATATCCTGCCAGTGAGAAGAACACTATTGGAGGATCGCCTAGCAGTCCAATGAGAATAAACCTCTCCGGTGATAGGATTCACTGAAATGGAGCGATCCCGAAGCAGCCCCATCACAAACGCATCTTTTTCACTGCTTGCTTTTGTCATTGAGCCCCACCTTCATCTTTCTCTGACAGCTCGGACACGTTGCCCACCGGGCATTTCCCTTATAAATCCAAGAGTGTTCACAGTTGGTGCACTTCAACGGCTTTCCTTTCATATGGTAGTAGTAGTGGTAATGCTATATATACTTATTCTATGTAAATATGAGCACTGCAGCTAATGGTTGTAAGTGACCCAACGGGCACGCCAACTTCATCCCCGATATATTTCATAAGCTGGCCGATCCCATAGACATTAGGAACCCAGGCGCGAGCGATATCATGCGATCTAAAGACAGCGGTACATTGAAGGCGGTTATCCCGGATGAGGAAATCTAAGAGCTGGAGGCATGGCACATGGTCGGAGTCATTATCCCACCAAGGAGACCAGGTTATAGCTATTGCACGGCGTGTGTTTGTATTATGCTTCAGATTATCTATGACATATGCGATCTGGTCGACTTCTCCGGCGTCTGCATCGTTGTATGCCCTCAGACGTGCACCATACGTATAATCAAACCCATTGTTCTCAGGGCTTAATAACTGTGCAGCATACCGCTTCAGGCCGGCCATATTCCAACCGGATTTATCTATGGGCCACTCATCCAACGGATTCCTGATCTCCATGCCCATATTCAGGATTTCCCTGGTAAGCTTGCCGTCTTCTGTTGTCACTGCCTGCCAGGGCGGGATCATCTCGGCTGGATAGTCTGCGAATTGGGACATTGCCCATTTCCAGGCTTGCGCGGCGGTGCGATGGAAGGAGGAGATCATTTGTATAGCCCCACGTTCCTAAATATAAAATTGGCAAGATATAGTAATCCGTTGATAATCCAGATCGCGGTAAAAATTTTGATGTAAGTTTTAAGTGACATTATACGAACCCCAAAGGCTCTTTCTTCTCCCCCATAGCCAATAGGGCATATCCGGCCTTATCCTTCCAGGCGTTCTCATCTCCTTGGTTGCCCGTAGCAATCCGCATAGACTTGTCGAAGTCCCTAACCAGTGCCAGGAGATCATTATATTGCTCAGGCTTTATACCCTCTGGATAGAGCAACCTGAGATAGTCCCCGCACTTATGGAAGGAGTCCCCATATTGCTTTTGCTTTTGGTCTACCAGGCGGCCAATATCGCGGCCTTTGGCCTCATATCCTCGTATCGTTCCCGGATCGGCCATTACTTTTCGGCATTGTATGCCATTTCTGTCGCAATTCGCACAAGTGCCATCCACATGCGCTAGGTAATAGCAGG